AAACTAAATCTACACACTTCGGTCTTAGTCCTCCACCTATCGCCGCATCATATCTATCATAACCTGTAGACACACCTACTTGATCACAACGATTCTCCATAATGAATTCTAAGTATTCATCAATTCCCTTCCCTAGTTTGTCGGACTTGTTGTTACCATCGTCTTCTCGTAGAAAATCGGTAATGGGATTTTCCATGAGATTGATAATTTCATCAATGCTCTCGTCACCATTTATATTTTCTACATCTTTAGCTATCGTTGTTGTAAGCTTTTTTATCTTACGGGCAAATTCGAACTTTTTAATCTGTGCAGCAAAATAACATACATTGTCTTTACTGATCGGAAAATCAAGTAACGAATTAATGTATTCTAATTCTTGTGTTGAATTAACTACTTCTGACAGATTTAATTGTTCGGCAGCAGACAGTATTGCTGGAAGATCTATTGTCGCTTCACTCTGCAAAACCTTTGCTGCACACTTGTATAGAACTTGATTGTTCTTATGCGTAAAGCTATTGACATCTATTATGTCACATACTTCTACATAGGATTCCATTCCATACGCAAAAAGCCCAGCCAAAACTGCTCGTTCTGCTCCAATATCTGACAACTTGTGAGTCATTATTTATTGCCCAGCACACTTGTTACACCGTTGAAATTCACCATATGCCATTCTTGGATCAATATTAAAAGACTTACCACAGACATGACATTCAACGCGAGATTTTTTAGGAGACTTTCTCCTTCTTGTTACAGGTTTGTAATCAGGTGTCTCATTCAAATCGTCCTGATGTTCACTAAGATCATCAGTCCATGTATTTTTACCGGCTACCACTTTTCTATCTTCCCTCTTTTGTTTGGTTCTAGTGACAGAAAAGTCATCATTGACTTGTGCTGCCTCTACGGAATCTCCATTGGTTGGAGTAGAAGTACTTTCTGTGCTAGAAAGCAACTGTTTTAATAACACATTCTTTTCTTCGTCGGTCATGTCGCTGATATTAAAATCATTAACACTCATTTTCGTTTACCTTTCTCTAATAAACATTCGGCCTTCTTTTTTATATTGAACTCTCTACCTTCGAGAGATCTAATTCTCGACTCTGCTATATGTTTAAATTCTATCAATTTTTGTGCCACATGATTATCCTTTGTTATCATCGCTACTTTAATTTCTTTAGTTGTATAGAATTTTTCTACATCCATAAAATCTCTAGCTACGATCTTATTAATAAACTCTTCGCAAAATGATATTACATTCTGCTGCTTGGCTCTTTCTCCGATTAAGTAATCGGCATAATTATACAACAGAAACGCATAATTAAAACAATCTTCTTGTGACAAGTCTCTTAATTCTTTACCTGAAAATAATTCAGCTTCTTTTAGTTCCTCATGAAAATTTAAGGTTCCTAAGTTTTTATTGCTGATATAATCATCAATCCTCTGAAGGAATTCCTTTAGTTTTTCCTCGATATTAGAATTGTTCAATTTGTTCTCTCCAAGTTTCTATATCATCACTATATTTTAAAACGATTAGTGAGATTTCATTTAGCTCACACCAATCTTGCTTCAGGTTATCTCTTTTAATGGATTCTTTGAATCCCGCAATAGACTTATGAAAGAAAGCAGAATACTCATAGTGTTGCTTACCATGAACCTCAACAGCAACTTTAATATGTGGAATGAAAAAGTCAAGGAATAATGTGGATTTTAATGCTTTATTCCTGCTTCCAGGAAGCTTTACTTCTTCAAGAATCCAATGGCTACCATAGATGTCGTTCAACAATCCCCTAGCTGATAAATGAAATTTTGATCTCGGTCTTGGATCATTATTTTTTACAATATATTTATGTAGTTGTAACTTGTAGACCCTATCATTGAGACCTTTAACTTTCATATGAATTTCAGCTTATCTTGTAGGACTTTGCAGAGTGCTGGATATGTACTAAGAAACTCTGATACATTATCAAGACCTTGAACTTTAAAAAACTTTTCTATCTCTTCAGGCTTACTAACATCTACATCCTTTTCCTTCAATACTTTTTGTATCTCTTCATTGTCACTATCATCTATAAACGTATTCAAAGTAAACCATGAGCCAGACTTTTTAATCAGCGATAAATCAGTAGCTACGTTGGCTACTTCTTTAGCCTCGTCTATACCTATACCATATCTTATCCAACTTTCGGTTCTTGTGTTAGGTATGCCTCCGGCAGCAGAAGTCTTAATCAACCAATTGACTTTTTGGCCAAGATCTTCACCAGCACTAGATTGCCAACGTTCTTTATGGGTTATTACCATATTTGTACTAGCTTGATACTGTAACTGATTTCCACTGTCCGATTTCTTTTCAGGACTCCATTTAGAACCACCAGTGTTCGCTATGTTATGAGTAATACAAATCATAATTACACGGTTCTGTCTAATATCTGACGCGGTCCTCTTTAAAAATATAGACAACAATCTGGGTAGCTGTGCTCTTACCCTAGATGTCAAGTCGCCAATCATTTCTTCTTGCGGCAGCATATTAGATATAGAGTCAATGATTATAACAGCACCTTCATCTGACTTTATTACATCTGCTATCATATTCAAATATTGTTCAGCAGATTTCATTTCGTCATGAGGACCAATAACATTTACATCATCAACATTTAAACCTTTGATTCCTTCAAGATGCTTTCTCTCTAATCTACATTCAGTATCTACATAATACACTCTCTTGCCCATAGCCTGTGCTTTACTGGCAATATGTAAACAGGTCACGCTCTTACCCGTCTTAGGGTCGCCTGTCATCACAACTACTTGACCCTCTGTTAATCCTCCACCCAAAGCATCATCTAGGGCGGGAGAAACACTAACATTCTTAAGGTCTAAAATACTATCTAAAACCTTATTGCCTTTAGTAATCATGTCGCCATGAACTTTGTGCAATGAATTACAAATATCATCGCCCTCAAACTTATTTGACTTGCTACTCTTTCTTTTTGCCATTGAATTTCATATCCCTTAGTTTACTAAGTTTTGATCTTTTGCCAAAAGTAGAAGATCTTGTTTCCGGATTCTCTTTTACATCAAGCTGTTGATTTTTATCGAGATTCTCTTTTACTATCTTATCATATTTTTTGATAATAGGCAAGGCTCTTCTGTTCTTAAGTGAGAATATCCTCCCAAATTCTGTAGAATTGATAGCTCTAATAATGCCAGCCTCACTATATGTCTTCAATAGTGCATTTGCCGCATACAACTGTTTTAAATAAGTCCATTTCCAAGGATTTATATTCCAGAACTTATAAGGTAATGAGCCTTTATTTTTAAATTCTGCATATTTCATACACATGATTTCTGCAATATAAGCTGCACAAGTACAGTGTTCACCAGTAGACTGATGTTTATACTTGCTTTTTTCAGTTCTTTTTCGCATATATTAAAGCTTCTTCAAAACAATCTTCAATATTGTCTTCAATTTCTTTATCAACAACCAACTCTGGCACAATCCACATCTTCTTATACACTTTGTTTTGTTTCAAAATTCCAGTGGTGAAGTAATTCTTTGTGGTGCCACCAAATTGGCCCATAGCAGAACGTATTAAATACACACCTTCTGCGTCTGTCAAGTCTATTTCTACCTCATGCGAACGAAATTGTAAAGTTAATTCTTTTACAAAAAGAGCTTCTTTTTCACACTTCTCTTTGATAGAAAGCCATCCGTCATATTTGTCGTAGTAGAACTCTTGACCGTTCGTTAACATAACATTGATCCAAATAGCACTCTTATTGGATCTATATTGTTCAAGCCAATTAGTCTTTTTCATTTGTCTTTCCGGTCCCAGTTATACATGCGGCTTGTCTAGACGTAATCTTGCTTTTGGTAGTTTTAGCGTCGTCACTCATCTGAGAAGCATTCTGCGTCATAACTACAGACCCATTTCTAATACCAAATTGAGAACCAGCAGTAAATGCTTTTTGAGTCTCATCATCTTCTTGTTTTTTACACTTGGTAACGTGTCTCTTGACAAGAGTCTTTGCTCTGTCAAGCTCCTTGCACATATCATCAACACTCATTTCCTTGTATTGTTCTTTAATATAAAACTGTTCTGCTTTTCCAAGCGGTCCTTTTTTAACAATTGATAAATCCCCTTTGTGCTCTGATTATGTAAATATTGTTTTTTGTATGAAGATACATCATATAAAAGTCGAATACAGCTTTTGAAACCTTCTTCATCTTAACTGTCTCTGTTCTTTTTGATCTAATACGAGACCGTAAAGGGTCACATATCATACCGTCATCTTGCATTCTTACATAATGATAGTCGATGTTGCCCTGAAGAAGTACTTTAGCAAAAATGATTTCACTTTCATTTGTGACCTCTTTACCGTCTTTGTTAAACCATATAGTATCACGTTGCTCTTGTGGCAACAAGCTCGGATCTTGTATAAAATCAATATCCTTCATATTTTACCTTCCATAATATATGTTTGTTTTTGTTTAGCTGTCATCTTAGATATATCCCTTGTTGTTGCTGGCATGTTCTTATTTACTGATTTTTGTTTGCCTTTGTTTTTAATCGCAATACTATCTTCTATCTGACCCTTGTTCTTCTTGTAATTACGTTCTGCTAATTGTCCTATCGTTTTAGCATCATTGCATACGACATGAGATCCTCCATACACAATCCTTTCCAATGCATTCTTTCCACAGTGTGAACATTTACTCAGAGGTTTATCCTTAATGGATTGCTCTACCTCCAGTTCATGTTCGCAATTAGCACATTTATAATGATAAGTAATAATCGTATCTTCTCCTGTTATTATTCGTCAAAATCAAAAAGCGGTTTACCTTCAGTGTCTAAAAACACCTGTATGTCATCATCGACAGATGGTCTTCGATCATAGGATATTTTTAAAGTTACACCTTTAAACCGTATGACATTGAATTCGGTTTGATCTGAAAAAGCTGATGTACACACTCCGTGTTTTAAAACATCACGAACAGGAACGCCTTTGACAGAGTCACTAATACTCACAGGTTTTCCAAAGTCTCCAATCCATCCCACTAATCCATCAACGTTTATACTCTTAACTACTGTATTTTGATGTGACTTATTCACAAAAATCCCCTTCTAAGCTGCGTCCTCAAGAGCTGTTAGTATTTTCCCGATAATACTATTACGCTGTATATCGCTATAGTCAAAGTTAATAGTAGAAACACCTTCTATATTTTGCAATTTGTCTATACATACTGATAACCCACTTCTATTTTTGATGTCTGTTTGGTCTATATCCCCATTAATGATAACCTTAGAATTTTCGCCCATCCTAGTTATAAACATTTTTATTTGTTCTATTGTACAGTTTTGTGCCTCGTCAAGTATCATTATTGAATCGTGAAAAGTAGAGCCACGCATAACCTCTAAGGGCTTATAGCAAATTCTATCATTGTTAGAATAATGACCGTAATATACTTGACCGAGAAAATATTTAAAATGCTCTTGCATAGGCATCAAATATGGAGCTATTTTATCCAGTATGCCTCCGGGCAAAGATCCGATGTCCTTACCTGTACAAACAAGAGGTCTTGTTATTATAACCTTGTCTATGTCGTCTTTATGAAGATCACTTGAAGCTATGCCAGCGGCTATGAATGATTTGCCACTACCGCTTGGCCCAGAACAGAACACTACATCATTTTCTCTAATTGCTCTAATGTACTCCTTTTGGTTATCTGTTCTTGCTACGAGTGGTTTAATTTTTGGTGTTGTTTTTTTTGTGCGTCTCTTCATCATTGCTTTCTATTGGTTGGTAAAACATGTTAGGCACCAGATGATCCGAAACCTTTATCTTTCCTTTCTGTCTCTGTTAATTCCGCAGAGTTAACCATTTTAAATTTTGGAACTTCTTGAAATAATATTTGTGCAATTCTATCTCCGGCTTCTAATTGTATATTTTCAGTTGAAGTATTAAATAAACATACTTTTATTTCACCTCTATACCCAGAGTCAATCACTCCTGCTAGTATATCAATACCATTTTTAACAGACAAACCAGATCTAGGCCAAATCAACCCAACAAAAGATGGAGGTATTTCTAAAGATATTCCAGTACTAATCGTGCTTCTATCGCCACTTTTAATAATCACTGGATGTGTTGAGTACAAATCCCATCCAGCATCTGAGTCATGAGACTGTGTCGGAACATGTGCATTAGGTGCCAGTGATTTATATTTAATTTGCCAAAACTCCCCCATAGATTTTTCAACCGGTTCAAGAAAAGGAGATTTTTCTTCAATATCTGTTCTTCCTAGTTCATTAGTTTCCATTATATCAATTCCTTTATGGGAGTTCTATGTTCTAAGAGATACTGCGGCCTTCCAGTATTGTCGATAATCGTTTCGGTTGTTGGATCAATACCTATTGCTTTATACATTGTAGCACAAACTTCTTGGGTATGCACAGGTCTATCTACCGCTTCTTCTCCATATCTGTTGGTTGATCCGATCACTTGACCATGTTGCATTCCGCCACCAGCCAGCAACGCACAACTTACTTGACTCCAATGATCTCTACCTGCATCTTTATTGACTTTAGGAGTACGACCAAACTCACCCCAAACCACTACGGTTACATCATCTAGTATACCATGTTGATCAAGATCTTCAACCAATGCTGAAACACATTGGTCTAATCTTGAGCCATGATGACGCACCAAATCAAAATTAGCACTATGACTATCCCACCGACCATAATTCAATGTTATAGATCTGGCTCCAGCCTGAACTAATCTGCGAGCCACTAAAAGTTTATGATTGTCTGTTGCGGCACCATCGTACTGGTATTTATAAGGTTTTCCAGTGCCATATCTTTCAAGAGTTTTAGGATCTTCTTGTGATAAGTCCAAGGCATCCAATAATTTACTAGACATTAGAACGTCAAAGCTTTCTTCTGTCAATAACTTCATATCGATCTTAGACTTGTCAAGCGTCCTTAATAAATTTTTTCTATTACTAAACCTTGTGATGGGAATGTTTAATTTAAGATCCTCCATCATCTCGCCATTAGGATTAAATGACTTATATGCTGTACCTAAGTATCCCGGTTTATCAAAATTGAACCATCTATCATGACCTGTATCTTCAAGCAGTGTGATATTTGGTGGGACTGCAACAGAAACCGATCCTAATACTTTAGCTGTGACAGATCCGACTGCTGGATAGGTTGATCCAGAAACTTTATCTTCTCTAGGCCAGCCAGTTGCACATTGATATCCATCATGTTTATTCTTACAACCAACAACAGATCGTATAGCTGTAAACTTATCAAACATCGAGGCAATCATCGGAAAGCACTCACCGATTTGAATACCGGCAACATTAGTTGAAATTGGGTTAAATTCTCCACGTATTTCACTTGGAGCATTGTGCTTGATGTCCCACATATCTTGGTGTGGAGGACCACCACCCAGAAAAATATTAATTACCGCTTTGTGTTGAGTTCCGTTCTGTTCCTGTGCTTGTAATATTTGAGGTAATGCAAGAAGGCCAAGCCCACCAACTGTTAAGAATCCTCTGCGTAACATATTCATAAGGATAAATCTCCAAAATCTGTGTCGTTTAGATCGTTAGTACTAGCACCAATTTTATAACTGGTAATCTCATGCTCTTGAGGTGCTACCTGTACAGCTTCACTATTCATCCAAGGATTAGTCCATCCAGCAATAGGATTCTTGCCAACTTTCTCAAATGGTAAACCTATTGACTTTCTTCTTGACATGCACAACCAATCAATGTACTGGTTCATAACAGCTTCATTTAAACCTAATAGACTACCATCTTTGAATAGATATGCAGCCCACTGTTTTTCTTCTTGGGCAGCTCTTTCAAACATTTCTATAGCGGCATCTTGGCATTGTGCTGCTGTTTTTACAAAACCTTCACTTTCTTCTTTATGTAAAATTCTCAATATCTCTTGAGTATTAGATAGATGTAATGCCTCATCTCGTTTAATAAGCTTAATAATATCAGCATTACCAACCATCTTTTTGTTTTCCGCAAAAGCAAATGAACATATGAAACTTACATAAAACCTTACAGCTTCGAGGATATTAATACTAACAATAGTCATATAGATTTGTTTTTTAAGATCTGCAGTTTTACTGTTATCAGCCATACCCATAAGATTATTATAGTCTTCAATAGCACTTGAAGCTCTCTTCATAATTTCTTTGTCAGTATAAATACCATCAAAAACCTCTGAAGAGTCCGCATAAACATTCTGAATGATATATGAGTAACTCTGACTATGAATCTTCTCAAAGAACTGCCATGTCATTAAACAGGCTTCTAGTTCAGTATTAGAAACATATTCCAACAATGTAGGAACACCTCTACAAATAACACTGTCAAGCATAGTCTGGTATTTTAGGTTAGAAGTAAAGATAAACTTCTCGTTATCACTCATCTCTTTAAAGTCGGAGCGGTCTTTCTTTAGTTCCACCTCTTGTGGTCGCCAAAAGAACTCCATCATCTTACTATCAAGATTAGCAAACACTGGATACTTGATAATATCAAATCTTTGTACCCCCAAGTCTTTACCCAAAAATAAGGGCTGACTCATAGCATCTACATTTTTAGTATTGAAAATCGTTTTCATATTGCACAAGCTCCACTTTCACAACCTAAGTCTTTTTCAGTGTCACCATCTCCATCAGGAGTATTGGCATAATAGAAATTCTTCAAACCATATTTATAACCGTAGATCTGATCTTTAATTAGAACACTCAATGGGATATTACCATCTTCATAATGAGAATAATTATAATATAGATTTGTACTCATACTCATATCTACAAATTTCTGTAGTACAGCAGCAGTATCCATAAGAACCTTATTATCTTTAATATCCCAAGCCATTGTGTAATGACCCTTGCGAGAATAGTAGTTAGGCACTAATTGTTTTAAAATACCATTTTTAGCTTTCTTATAAAGAAGAAGACTTCTTACTGGCTCAATACCATTAGTGCTGTTTTGAATAACACTACTAGATTCACAAGGCATAATAGCGGACATGGTAGAATGTCTCAATCCATACTTTTTAATCCGTTTTCTTAAGCCTTCCCAGTCCATATTGTACTTTGGTTTAACCAGATTGTCAACAGATTTTTTATACCAATCCACAGGAAGTAGACCATCTGCGTATTTTGTGTCTCCAAATTTCTCGCATGGACCAATAGCTTCTGCTAACTTACAGGAGGCATCCAGCAAATTCCATTGGATTTTCTCCATAGTATCATGCATGAGTTGCAAAGCTTCTTTGTCGCCGTATTGTAACTTATTCTTTGCTAGGAATCCAGCAAGATTTGTAATACCAATACCTAATGACCTACGATTTTTTGTGAAGTTTTCTCCAGCTAACACAGGATAGTCTTGATAGTCAATGACACGTTCTAAAGTATTGACTAAGACATCACAAGCCTTCGCTATATCATCATCAGAACTGAGTTCAAGTAAGTTTAAAGCACCCAATATACAAATACCAATCTCGCCATTAGGATCATTAATAGACTTAATTGGCACAGTTGGCTGTAGAATTTCTTGACATAGATTGCTCATCTTCACAGGAATATTCCAAGGACTACCTTCGTTACAATTATCAATATTCATCGAATAAATTCGTCCAGTTTCTAATCTCTCTCTTGCAAATATCTCAGCAAGCTTTCTGGCTGGAATCTTCTTCTTAAATTTAATACTGTAGGCATTCTCATATTTGAGATAAAGTTCGTCAAATTTTTCATTGTCACCAAATGCATCATATAGACCTTTACACTCTTCAGGACTAAACAATGTAATATCTTCGTTCTTAAGCAGTCGATCATAAAACAAATGACTAAACTGGATTGAATAATCTAATTTCCGGACTCTATTATCATCCGTACCCGCATTGTTTTTCAATACCATGATATCTTCGATTTCATAATGCCAAAATGGCACATGTACTGTAGCAGAACCTCCACGTAATCCGTTTTGACTCGTTGACTTCACAGCAGATTCGAAATTCTTCAAGTAAGGGATCAGACCTGTATGGATAACCTCTCCTCCTCTAATAGGAGAATTAATAGGTCTAACTCTACCGATATTTAAGCCAATCCCTGCACGTCGAGCAGTGTACCTTCCAACAGCATGAACAGAAGAGAATATGCTATCAAGATCGTCATCAACGTCTACCAAAACACATGAGGCAAACTGCTTAATAGTAGTTCTAACTCCAGCCATAATTGGCGTAGGAAGATTAATTTTAAATGTGGAATATGCCTCATAGGCTCGCTTAACCTCTTTCATGTCACTAAATAGACACATAGCTATCAAGATATATGCGAACTGAGGGGTCTCATGCAATTCGCTGCTCAATCTATTTTTTACAAGATACTTGTCAATTAATTGCTGTAATCCCGCATAGGTGAACAAATCATCACGACTATGATGGATAAATGTTTGGATCTTATCAATCTCTTCTTCAGTCCATTTGTCTAAGATAGATGGGTCATAGATACCCAAGTCTACCTTTTTAACAATGAAATCATAAAGACGAGGTGCATTACCGCTTCCCCAAACATCTTTTCTCAACGCCATATTTAATAGTCGAGAAGCTACATATTGATAGTTTGGTGCAGATTCTGATATCAAATCATTAGCGGATTTAATAATCAATTTATGAATATCTAAAGTCTCAATCTTATCATAAATAGATAAGTTAGCATTCATAACAATGTCAGAGAAATTAACACCATTTATCCCATTTGTAGCCCATTGTACAACCTTATGTATCTTTTCAACATCAAATTCTGCTAGGCTTCCGCCTCGCTTCGTTACGTGCATTTTCATTCCTTTAAATTATAATAACTTTTTCCTAATGGTTGACAATACCTTTGACTTGCTCATATATCCATCTCTAGATATAGCCGTTTCTAAATTCTTCCTGTTCAGCGTAATAATAGTTGGATAGGATTTAATCTTGTAGTACTTGAAATACTTTTTATGGTCTTTATTGTCAGCATCAAGCATTATAAGCTTTGCATCCTGTTTGTCAAGTCCATCGATAACTTCTTGGTCTTTCCAAACAAATTTTATCATATTTCTACAAGGGGGGCACCAAGTGGCACCAAAATGATAAACAATATACTTGGAGTGCTTGGAGTGCTTGGACGACGTTTGTGTAGTTTCTAAAACGTCAAATGGAGCGGGAGGCTCTTTACCCTTAGTCGCACAACCATTAATAACGAATATACATAAAAAGACACATATAATCAAATGAATTCGCATAATTATCTGTCAAAAATCAATATTGGTAAAAAAACGGGGGTACGAATGTACCCCCTGAAACATCAGATAATCTTAAAGGATTATGACTCTAATGTGTCTTTAGCTTTATACTCATCAGTTGTAGGACCGCCAGCGGCACCATAGTGATAAGTCAACTCGCCCGGAACAGAACGTGTCGGAGCGGCAGCATTGTCTGTAGCTGCATACGCACCAGCACCAGTACTTCCAGCACCAGAAGGAGCGATATAAGCCGAGGAATCTCCAGCATTAGCACCTTTGATGAAGTTAGAAGAAATATGACCAGAAGGAATGGCATACATATCAAACGTACCACCACCAGTACCAAGCTGTCGAGTAGTGAGTAATTCATGCACATTGTCCCTAATGGCACCATTGAAATCAGTACCAGGTGTAGCAAAACCAGCATAACCACTGCCAGCAATAGTAGTAGTAACCCCGCCACCTCGCATGATCCACTCAGTAGAACCAGCATTATAAGCAATAGTTCTAGTTGAAACAACTTGGTTTACACCGGCTCTATCAGTAATAGCAGAACCAGCACCATTATTTGCAACAACTTTGGAGCCAATTGATGTACCAAAATCATCAGCCATTTCAATAAGCGTAACAGCTTTTGTGATAGGGCCAGTTGTTGTGTTGGCATTTCCGGCCTTGGCCAGAGATCCACCATCATTTTTTGTACTTGTACTTGTAACCGCCGAAGAACCATCAGAAACTTGTACTGTAGACATAATTAACTTCTCCCGTAAACCTAAAATAAAAATAAATTCCTCGGCATCCTTTAGTATTCCTTATTGTCCACACTATTATACACTATTAATCAAATTCTTTTTGAGTCTTTGTAGGTCTTTTTTGATTTTATTGCGAATTGTCTCTCCTGATTTCTTCGTCTTATCCGCTATTTCTTGAACACTCATATTTTTGTAATATCTATCATAGATTAGACTAGGATCTTCGCAATAGGTAAATATTTCATCCATCATGTCTATATAATCTAATGTTTTATATGTATATTCCGTACTAGCTGTACTATATGAGAATTCCTTTTTATGGATATTCATCTTATAAAACGATTGGCATTCCATAATAACACCAAGATATAGATAGCTAGAGAATTTACAACCACTGTCTGATTCGTAAGTTTTGAGAGATTTCCATACTGCATTAATAATGCAATTATCAATCTCTTCCTTACTCATGTTATTTTTGAATCTAGACGTGGCACTATAAGCTATTTTAATTAGCTTTGCGTCCTGCATGACCTCAATTATTTTTTCGTTCATCGGCTTCTTTTCCTAAAAGTGTTTTTTCAATGCCTTGCCTGACATCTCTAAAATTAAACATTTTCCCAACTCCCACAAAAAATCTGTACCTGCTACAGACTTTAAGTATTTCCACGCCATCTTGGCAGCTCAATTGTTTCTTTATATCATTAGTTAAATTAAAATTAGCATGTCCCATCCAACAATCAAAATTAGACATGAGATGTGCCTCATTTGTCATTTCGTCCGAAAGACTAACCACTAATTGTTGTGAATAATCTTGTGCCTTTAATTCTTCTTGTTCATCGCCATAATGTGTAGGTAAATCTTCAGGATCTAAAAGAGGTTCTAAAGTTTGATTAGCAACAGACTTAGATATCATGTCTATGATAGGTGAATTTATCTGACCTTCTATAACATCTTCGTATTTCTGCCAAGCGATTTTTCTTATTAGCATTGTTAACCCCTTTTAAATCATTATAGCATATCTAACGGACTAACGCAAGGTGATTGGTCGTCACTCGCTGGTTTTTCCGAATTTATTGATTCTGCTTCTTTAGTTTTAAGAGCCAAAAAATACCCTAAAAAACTTTTATGATCTTCAGGCGTCATGCCGGTTTTTAAAACCTCTATAGTGTCTAATTGACCTTGCAGAGAGCTTACATAAGTTACGAACTCAGCTAAATTCTCTGTGTTGAATGCAAGATCTGAGGTACTGACATCAATATAAATTTGACCACTCTTATCTAAAATAAAACTAATACAGAATTCTACATCTTCTTGTTTAATATCTAAATCATTTTCTGTTTTCTGCTGTGTAGACTCTCTCTTTCTGGCCTTAGTTTCCCACCATTTAAACATATCAAACATATTCTAATATTCTTTTTGCTGTATTTGTCCAACTGAATTGTTTAGCCGTTTCTAAACCCGGTTTATTATCTACCGCCTTATCATTTATAACCTGTTGCATGTATTCTAATAATTGTATTTCTTGTTTTTCCGTGATTTCAGCCCAGTTTCCGTGCCCAAAGAACCATTTTGCATCAAAAGCTGGTTCTAATCCGTCTATTTCTACCAAATATGAATTATCATTATTACAGAACTCAGTATGTGCCGAATAGTCTGTTGCTATCACTCTCTTTCCACAAGCTATCATCTCTAACAACTCAAGGTTCCAACCTTCTGCACGAGAAGGAAATACACCACAATCTGTCATACTCATTATATTATACACTTCTTCTTGCGTATTAACGCGAGGAATTAGTTTAATATTTGGTCTATCATACAAAGATTCCCAATATAAAGCTTCCTGAGCAGTATTGAATGGATTTTCACACATCATCCATAGTTCTATGTTGTCATTTTTCTGTGATAACTTATCCCACACTTTAATTAATACATCATGTCCTTTCCTAACTTCCCACTTCCCACAGTTAAAGAAGATTGTTTTTTCTTCCGCTTGGTTATCTTTTGGTTTGAATACATGAGAATTAACACCAAGAGGAATAACAGTTGTTGGAACATCTATATTGTTATCTTTAATAACACCTTCTGCCCATTGTGAACAGACAAATAGAGAATCTACACTACTTAATTGTTGATTTTCTTGGTCAGTAAAGGTATCCAGCTCAAATATTGGAAACCCTATCATCTTGCCTTTGTGGTCTGGTAACCTTACCATATCATGTTGGTGCCACAGTTTTATACATGTCTTGTCAACCAATAAGTGTTTACGGTTATCTAAAGCACATTTGCATAGATCGGCATCGTTTTGATTGGTCACATCTGGCTGACCAATAGGTATTAGACACACGTCAGTTAGCTCAGAAAGCTCTCTAAGAATATTTAACGAAGCTATACCGTATCCAAGCTGATTGATTGGTGCATTTAAAATAATCATATTACCTACCCTTTGGTTTCATTTTAGATTCGATACCAACACAAGCTTCACCACCATCATGAAGTAGGCTCTGAAGGTCATCGAGGGATATATAAGCGTACCCACGATTTCCCCAAGCAGTACCATAACTATTTTTAATCTTAAATATTTTCTTGGAGCCATTGTACCCCATAATCATCACGCAGTGACCACCAAGTAACTTACCGCCAATAGACATCAAACCCTTACTATTTGGTCTATTCATGTCATTGTACCACTTGACACCGATAACAACCGGACCTCTCATTAGTACATGATTAGCAATAACTTTTGCGTCCCAAGTCCATCTGTATTCTTGAATAGCACCAAGGTATGATAAAACTTTTGCACCAGCTCTAACGCTAGTACCATCATAGTCTGTACCCTCCCACTCGTCAAGATGTTGAGCCAATTTATAAATACCAATTGGTTCTACGTACTGACGTATTGGCTGACTATGTAGCCAATGTGCCCATCCAAATCCCACACAGCTACCTTCTTTTCCTTGATCACCATGCCATCCGTAAGTTGACCATGTTCTTGATCTACGCTTAGTAACTATATTAGATTGCAAAAGGAACTTTTTATCTCTTTTGTCTTGTCTTTCTTCTCTACCGTATTTTCTTCTTATTATTCTAGACATTGGCTCTCTCTTTCATGTAAGCTTGTAAAAATTCTTCAACTCTAGTTATATTCTTATTTTTGAGAAAAGATTTGACATCTGATTTTGCCGCTGACTTTTTAACTCCCAACGAAACTAGTGCTAGAATACAGTCATTCTCAAAAGGTGATAATTTTTTGGATTTTTGGGGCTTCTTTTTAACAGGCTTAACTGTTTTGTTCACCGGCTGCTTGGTGTGCTTGGTGTGCTTTGTAGCAGAGACGGTAGTTGTATAGTCATTAGATATTGTACGATCTAAACCTAAAAGAATCTTACCGTCATCAAGTAAATCGTCTGCATCGTAACTCCATTCAGGGTTGAATGTAAGGAATTTAAAATGAATTCCAAACGCAATCATTGCAATGAATAAACAAATGCACAATGCCAAAAATCGTCCTACAACAACATGATCCATTTTTTTTCCTTATTAAAAAGCTAGTGGTGGGATTCGAACCCACCTCGGTATAATAATGAATAAATTACCGACTTCCAAACTCTTAAAATGAATTACACTAGCTGAAACACGGGATGAGTCCTTGAATCGTGATCTAGCCACAATGGACATTTGAATCCCGTGCAGTAACTCTTAACTCATAGTGCCAGATAGAATCCGACCTCTAACAACCTGTGTGTTACCACGATTAGATGAACTCTTAGTAGCATCATAGAGCTGAGTGGTAAACGACCGAGGGAGACCTAGTGCGGTTCCTGCCTTGAGTGTGTCTTTCTTATTGTTAGCAAAAATGCCAAGACCACGATTATGGGCAACAGCCGTCACAGGGTTCAAAGTCTCATCTACGGAACGATGAGAGGATACAATAGACTTACCATCCATACGCCAAGAATAGCGTCGTGGCAACTTACTCAATGCTTTGTAAAAATCATTTCTTTCCATCTTCTTCTTCCTTCTAAATTAGAAAATTTTATTGAACATTATCCGCTTCTTCTTGTTCCTGTTCCTGTTCTCCTTTCTGTTTTGTTGTGTGTAATTCACACTTGTCTTCACTGCAAACCATTCTCGTACCATTGACAATGCACGAAGTTGAACAGTCTTGAGATTTAGACCGCTCTGACTCTATAAGTGTAGCACCGGTCCAAGCTACAGATAAAGACAAAACAATAGAAATTATATGAGTCCTGTATTCTTTAAACCAATTAGCCATTTTCTTCGCCTTGTTCTGATGAATGACTAGAAATAGCCTCGATACCATCTTTTAAATAACCTTCAAGCTTACTAATCTCACCCTCGATTTCAACTTTACGTTGTGAAAGTGTTTGAAGCTCTCTTTGTACGTTAAGAAGGTGAGCTTCTGCCATATCTACAATCTGCTTATCCATTTAATTCTCCAGTATAAAACATTTTACTGCTGTTGACCACGGTGTCAACAGATAATTCATAAAATTTCTTAAAATTCAAATAGGCGTTATATCTTTGTCGTATTCAATCAATGGGATTTCAGCCTCTTGAAATAAATATCTTGATGTTCTAAAGTCTTCCTTCCATCTAGGATTTGAGTTTTTAACGGTAACAACTCTTTTAATCCCCGCTTGTATAATCATACCAGCACATACAGAGCAGGGCATAAACGGATAGGTGTAGATGCTACAACCTTTTACACCTTTGTTGGCAAATAACAATGCATTACGTTCTGCATGAACGATCATTTTGTATTTCTCTTCTCGATTGTCTAGTCTTTCGTCGTCGTCAACACCTTTAGGAAATCCATTGTACCCTACGGATATGACACGTTTGTCATCGTCAACGATAATAGAACCAACTTGGGTTGAAGGATCTTTAGACCAACTGGCAGCATTACGGGCCATTTCAAGAAATCGTATATCCCATTTTTTAATAATCATAGGTTAAACTCCTTGAGAACTTTATCGATTTTTTTAAGCTCATCTTGTGACTCTCTTTGCATTTTTGCAGCATTGTTAATAAGAACACTGGATGACTCTGTCTTACTTCCACCAATGTTATATTCACTAGTCAAGTTGTAAGAGTTGTTGGAGCAAAATTCTTCTTCAGGAGTATTACTATCTGCTCTGTCTCCACCATTACAAAAGACAAATGTATTCCTACCATTAGCTTGGTTTTGAATTACAACATGCTTCAATGTTTTTATAACGCTTGAATCTTTGTCACGAGATAAAACAACCTTATCGGTACACTTCAAGGCACCAACAATTCTAACTCTGTCTTCCTCACTCATAAATGGTGTGCTGCCTTTAATGTCTACCTGTTCATCATTATTAACAATAACAATAAGTTTATCACAAACAGCTTTGGCACCTTCGAGATAGTCTAAATGCCCAATGTGAATAGGATTAAAGTAACCAGAGACAATAGCGATTTTCACAATGTTTAACCTTTACTAATCACTGTAGCCCCACGCATCCAGTGTATGTTTAAACGGATTATTTGAAAGATTTTCTACCAACCGTAACATCTTACTGGCTATATCACATATCTCAAGTTGAGCATCTGGACTTTTCCTTAATTTTACAAAATTAGCAAAGGATCTCATGTTAAAAGAAACATCAGCTTGGATTTGACTGTTGTATGTCTTGAAGAATCTGGCTGATTCTTTTGCTCGTTTGCGTCCCAATGTAATACTTAACTCGTCCACACAGCTATGGTATAGGTCATTACCCATTTTGGTAAACTCTTCTAACTTTTCTCCCCAATCATTATCCCAGTCTTTTGGCAAGTAATACTTGTCTTCCTTAAGTTCCTTATACCTAGCAGATTCAGCATTAAGACTACTGATACGGTGCTTAAGCAAGTGAATATGCGATGCAATATCTGTATTAACTAAGAAATGCACCATACCCTTTTCAAAGGGAGTTTCGTGTCCACTGGTCCAAAGCATCTTAATAAGCTTACCAACCCTATCCCGTTTTTCATCTGTTAAATCTCTTGAAGTAGAAGTCCAAGCAGAACAGGCTATTGCCTCATCAGAACCGTAATAACCTAAAAGCTCAACGGTATTTTCCATTATCAATCCTCGTTGTTGAAATCATTTTCTCTGAAAAATGGGTTGTTGGGGTCGTATTTCCATAGCTGAAATAACTGATAAAAAACAAAAAGCCAGAAGCACCCTATGATGATACCTTTATTGCAATTGATCAATAAGGTCATAAAATTTGTCCATAAATCTATCATATGTATTAGAATACTTAAGGCTTCCTGTTATTAATTTGTAAAGTTCTTTAGGAAAGAGTATCATACCGCGTTCCTCGAACTTGTCAAGGGGTATTATCTTTTTTTGCACTTTGTCCTTGTACACAAAAACCTTGGGGTCTTTTCCTTTAACTTGAACTATCCAGTGGTCTA